TGAGAAAGCCGGCCTTGCCGATCTGAATATCATCGCCAGCCATCGCAATGACCGAAGCGGCAGAGGCGGCCAGCCCAAGGATGCGCACCGTCACCTTGTGCGGATGGGCTCGCAACGCGTTGTAGATCGCCACGCCCTCGAAGAAATCGCCCCCCGGAGAGTTGATGTCCACGAACACTTCCTGGTCGCCGATGGACCGAAGGGCAGCGGCCACCCGCTTCGCAGTGACGCCGCCACCGGTCCAGAAATCCTCTCCGATCACGTCCAGGATGGAAATGGTATTCTCCGGCGTCTGCTTTGCCGAGATGCCAGCATTCCAGCGGGATAGTGCGACATCATCCGGTTGGAAAGCACAGATATCCGGCAGACGGCTGGCCTTGATCTCAGGGAGTTTGCGAAGGCTCATTGCCTGTCTCCTTTTGTCCTAATGCGGGCGGCAGCTCGCCTTCCTCGGCCTTGCCGAGCTCCTGAAGCGCCCTCACCTCGTCCACACTCATCCAAGGCTGGTGCCCACCCGCGCCAAGCGCCTTGGCGAAAAAGTCAGCCTGGTCCTTCATCGAGCCGCGAAGCAGCGCCCCTTCATTGAATTTCACGTAGAAACGGTCCTTCTCGCTGTCGCTCAGCACCGAACGATGGATTGCCTGCTCCCAGGCCGTGAACCACGGTGCAAGGCTGTACCGCACGAAGAACTGGCCCAGAACATCAATGCCGGAACCCCAACTTGTATCATCGACCATCAAGAGCGGGCGCGGCACCCCGAAGACACGCGCGATCTCTTCAATCTGATGCTCACGGGTTTCGAGATGCTGATTGTCCTTGCCGCTGTTCCCGAATGGCGTGGCGTCCATATCCTCTTCAAGGATCAGCCAGCGATGTGCATTCTCGGCACTCTCGCGCTCAGCCATGCTTTTCTTCAGCCGCTCATAGGCTTCCGGCGAGAGCTTCTGCTTGTGCTTCAGAGCGCCGCCGACCAGCATCCCGTTTCGGAATAGCCGCGCCGCCGCCCTCTCTGTCTGAAGTGCAAGGCCGATGGCTTCTGCCGCCTGATTGACCAGCGACATGCCGCGCAGGCCATCACGGGAAAGGCCGCGCAGATGCAGGATCTCATCCGCCTTGAAAACCCTCTTCGGCCCTCGTGGGGGCTGGTAGTGATATTCTACCGTCCAGTCGTCATTCTGCTTGACGGACACCATGCCATTCGGCAGCGGTACTAGCCGAATAGGGCGGCCCATCGAGCGCACCACCAAGGCAAAAGCATCGCCGTCCACCAGCGCCCGCATCTGCATCAAAGATTTGAAGTCAAACGCAGACTGCCAGTCATTCGGCTGCCTCATCAGGAGCCGGTAGAGACTATGGCCTTCCGCCTTTTTCCTTTCCTCGCCCACCTCGAAAAGGTGCAGTGGCAACATCCCGATTGCATAGCTGATAAGCGACACGCACCGGAAAACAGTCGTATTCCTCAGCGCCGTCGCAACCGTGACATTCGCCCCGCTTTCCGTCAGCGAAACATCCTGCAAAAGCCGCAGGAATTCAGGATCAGTCGGTCCGACGCCCGATGCCTGCACGTCCAGACGGCCTAAGGCAGCGGCGAAAAGGTTCTTGAAATATCCCATTCACACCCTGCCCTAAACCATTAGTAAGCCGCGCTCTTCGTAGACGGATGGGCCTTTGCCGCCCTCGTAGGACTTGGCCGCCCCTACCGCCATGCAAAGCGCAACAGCCGCGTCGATCTTGTTCATAGCCCGCTCTTTAGCTAACCAACGGTTGCCCCAGCGGTCTTCATCGACAACCGCCGACATCATTGCTGAGATTAGGACCGGGTTGCGGCGAAGACGGATGCGGCCTTCCAGCATGGCGTCTTCAAGCTCTCGTAGTGAGCCAGGCATCCAAAGGCCTTCTGGCTCGCGCCCCGAAGCCTTGGCCGCTTCCACCATTGCCTCGTTAGGCTTGCCCTTCTTCGTACCGCCCTGAGGATGCTCGACAAACTCAACGCTCAGCCCCAGCTGATCACATTCCGGCTCAAAGCCGCGCCGGAAGGCATAACGGTCATAGGCAACACATTTCACATCGTAGGCGTGAACGTATTCCGCCAGCGCCTGAGCAACGTGGTCATAGCGGATACTCTGGCCTTTCGGCGCATGAAGGTAGCCACCCGCTACCCACGTCTCATACGGTGCTTTGTCTGTGAGTGCTCGCGCCGAAAGTGTATCCCCCGGTGTCCAGGCCTCGATCCAAGCATCAAAGGTCGGCTTAGAAAGAACCTGTTTCTTCCCATCCCGCTCTGCTTCAACTTCCATTTCGCCCGTCTTTACAACCACCGCCATCGCGGTAATGTCCCGGTTCTGCGAAAGATCGAGACCAATCCATACCGGCTTACCGTGATGCTCTGTCGGGTCGAAGTCAGCCAGACACGGTTCTAGAACTTCCCGCGTCATCCATGCCGTCTCGGCGTCCGTCCATTGGCAGAAATGCAGCCGCAGGATGTTGTTGAGCTTTGACGGCATCGCCTTGGCTTGGGCGACAACGCCGCTCAGGTATTCTTCAGTGATCGTCACACCAAGAAGAGGATTCGCCTTGACCCAGCATGACGGATCGTTGAGCGGGTCATCATCCTTATCGAGCGCGCAGACGTAGCTGAACGTGGTGTCGTCTATGATCTCGCCCAGATAATGCGGATCATCGTCCGTTGCGCTGGGATTGCCCGCCGCTACACGGACTGCGTGCTCGTGCTCTTCCCAGCAGACCGAGTTTCTGTCTGATCCGCTGTTGGTGATCATTAAAAGCAGCGGCTGACGCCGGAACTTGAAACCGCGCTCCAGCATCTCGATAATCCCGCCATCGGGGTGTTCGTGCAGCTCATCGATCAGCGCGAAATGAGGGCGCGGCCCCGAACCCGTCTTCTTCGTCTCCCGCGAGACAGGCCGGAAGAAGGAAGAGGTTCTGAGATACGCCAGATTGTATTCTCGGCCCGGCCCGCCGCTGCGTTTCAGGCGACGGTCGAGGTCGGGCGACTTGTCGACCATCTTGACGGCATCGCGAAACAGGATGCCAGCCTGTTCCTTGGTCGCGCCGGCAGAGTAGATCTCCGCACCAGGCTCACCATCCGCCATCAGTCCATAAAGGCCAATCCCCCCCGCAAGCGGGGACTTGCCGTTGCCCTTTCCCTGCTCGATATATGCCCGCCTGAAACGCCGGGTTCCATCCAAGCGCTTCCACCCGAAGATAGAGCCGATGATGAAATCCTGTGGCGGTTCGCTGCGAAAAGGCTTGCCCTCGAACTGACCTTCACTCAGCTTGAGCTTGGTTTCAAAGAACCGCAGAGCCCGAGCTGCCGCTTCCGGATCGTACCGGATATCGTCGCGCTTCAGATCGTCAAGGTGGCGGCGACATGCATTCCGGACATGCGGCCCTGCAATGATATCTCCCGCGACAACGCGCTCCGCATAGGCCGTTGCGCGGTCAGTCGTCAAAGAACTCGTCACGGTCCTCTTCTTCCTGCGACGCCCGGTTGCGCTCGTCGGTTAGCCCTAGCTCGCTCATGTAGGCACGCATCTGCCCGTGCTTGGATGCCGGGAACCCTGTGGGGTTAAACCGAAACTCCGCCCATAGCTCGCAGAATGCGATTGCCGCAGGTTCACGGCTACCATCCAGCCATGCAGCAGGCTCGATATACCGCTTCCACGCTGACAGCGCCTCGCCTTTCAAGGCCTTTGGCCTGGTCAGCTTACCGAACGATTGTTGCGCAGCCTCGACCGCCTTGCGCACTTCGCTTTCTGGGCCGTGGCGCGTGACATTGATAGTGCCGTCGACGAGCCGCAGATGAGCAGGCTTCGGCTTCGCGCCGCGCTTGGCCATTGCGAATTACCTTCCCCGGGACTTTAATCTGCAAAAATGCGTTTTTTGGGGGGCCGCCGGTGTCCGAGGTGAGTGCTTCTGAACTTTCAGGCACCCCCTACTGGGGCCACCCGTCCACTCCGATGGTCACCCGCCTTCGATGCCCCATCTGCTGTGCGGTCACCTCGAGGTGGTGTTCCCTGCACAGGTTGCGGGTGTTCTCGTCTACGTCCTTGCCGCCTTGTGATAGCGGGACGATGTGATCTACCTCGTCGGCTAGCCTGATGACGCCTTTGGCTTGGCACATCTCGCAGAGGTAGTTGGTTCGCAGAAGGCGGCGGTGTCTTATCTGCTGCCCTTTGCGGCCTCTGATGCGTTCTGTCTCTGTGGTGCTGGTTGGGGCAAGGCGGGGCGCTATTGTGCTGACGAGAGGCTTCAGCGTCTTGAGCTTCGGCACTATCCGTACTCTTCAAGGATGGCGATTGATACCGGTCGCGTGTCTCTCGACAGAGGCGACCGGCGTATTGCTTGGCGGCACCTACTCACCGGCGGACGAGCATCCCCATCCCTTTGGACCGGTTTTCAGTGCCGCTCTATCGCGCAAGCAACAAAACCATAGGCGCAAATCACCTACCTAGCACAAGTGTATCGAAATGCGTCACACAGTCAACCGGCAACCATGCGCCGAGTACGATATCCCCAATCTTCGGCGAGGACATCCAGACAATCCCGAAGCAGATCGGCCATAGCTGAGCGCCCGCGTCTCGTATCGGCAAGGTCCTTGATCCAGAGGCCATCGCCGCACACCGCCTCGACAAGCCTGTATCGCTCCGGCCCGAGCACCGCATGAGCCTTCCTGAGCTTGCGAGCAGCCAGCATCATTGCGTCCGTGATCGGCTCGTAATGGCTGCGACCGTCGACAGGCTCTTTGGTGGTGTCGATGGCCTGGATGCCAACACCGCCTGCCATCTCGTGCAGCCGCCGAAATTCTGATGCCGCCTGCATCTGTGCATGGTCGATCTGACCGTGCACATACATCCACATCGCGGGGCTCTCGCGCATATTAAGCGCAGCAGCTACCCGGCGAGGAAAGCCTGGCAGACCGTCCTTGGATGCGTCCCAGTCCGGATTGTCGACCTCGTAGGTCGTGACCTCCACCCTCCCCAGAGTGTATGTCTTGATGTCCCGCCCCTTTTTCCGCCGCTTTGCCAATACCGTCCCTCGCAATGCCGATCAGATCACATGCTCACCCTTGGAGCACTCCACGCATCACTCTCTCCCGTGCAGGATGCTCACATACGGCACCGACGGGACACCGCGCTTGGTGCGCTCGGCCTTGATGCCAAGCTCGCGGGCGGCCTTCGAGGCAGGCTCCCAGACGACCGGCTTTCGCTTCTTGGCGTACCCATCGAATTGCACGACATTGCCGCCACGGCCAATCTGCGGGATCACAGACGCGCTGGCAGCGATCATGCGACGGATGCGCTCGACCGCGACTTGCACCTGGCGGACAGACACACCGTGTTCTTCCGCCACCTCTTTATGCGACGCGCCTGCAAAGATGGCCCGCGCAATCTTGAGGCTCTTCGCCTCGCTCAGGTATTTCTCCGGCTTGACGTGTACGTTCATGATATTCCGCTTCCCGATCTTCCCAGTCGCCCCAGTCTGCCCGCGCGAGCTCATCATGCGACCAACCGCCCTGCTGCTGGCGCTGGGCCAAAGATGGTCGCAAGGGCAGCGCTCCATACAGCGCCAGCCGGTATTTGCTTCGTCGCACTCAGCCGTCGGAAATCCTCGAAGCTGACATTCTCAGCAATAACCGGGCGGCCTCGGAAACGCTGGCGCGCCTTCTCCACTTCGGTCTCAAACGGGGCTGTTCCGCGCTGCACACACTTAGGCGCTTCCAGACGAGGACGGCTCCGAAGATCGATGTATTCCTGACGCCGCTTTGCCTCCTCGACAAACTCCGCAATCGATGGCGCGAATTTTTTCGACTGTTCGACAACCTCTCCGGCGACGAAACGGTCAGCGGCCTCGATAATCGCCTGGTCCGACAGGTGAGCGCAGTGCTGCGCCAAGCTGGCCAACAACAAGCGATAGTCTTGGTTTGTCTGCGGAAAGCTGTTCAGCATTGCTATGATCGATCGTTCTGCTTGTGGGCTCATGTCGTTCTCGCTCCTCGGTTTTCATCGAGAGGTATGCTTCGACTGCATTCATCCTGCGCGGTGACGGTGGACTGGCGTTGCGAGCGAATATCCGTGCAGGAGCGCGGTTCTGTTCGCGGGAAAGCCACGACACAACAAACCGCTTCATGCCCTTCCAGGTCTTTCTGTTCTTGGGGTTTGCGTTCAGCCACGCCTTCATGGCAGCAAGCTGCTGGCAGACATCAACAGCCGGGAAAGCCTCGGTCCACTCTGCCACATCGGCTTCGTGCACCGGGAAAAGTTCACCCGAGATACACGGGAGCTCCGCAATGATCGCCCCCCTGTCCTCGTCTCCCGCAGGTCGAATTTCTGGCTCCGGGCAAACGGCTGAGGAAGCGTTAGCTTCCGAAGCAACTGGGGAAGGGGTTATTTCTTTGAAGGGGGTATGAGGGAAACTTTCTTTAGGGGAAGGGGTGTCACACTTGTCACGCGTGACATCCGTGACATCGCGTGACATCTTAATCCTCTCACGCCGTCTGCGCTGTCTTTCAGCGTCAGCCTCACGTTTAGCGGAGCGTGTATCTTCTTCGGCGTCGATCAACGCTTTAACGACAGCGGCCATTTGCTCCGCCGTCAAGCCTGCCTCCACCATAGCATCGAGAACAGACGGCTTAATCATGCCACCTTCTCCTTCTGTCGCTCGGCGGCGCGGCTGTAATCAGACTGCGCCTGCTCAAGCACGGCCAATTCCTTCCGCACTCTCTCCGCCTCGTGAGCCGGGAAGCGCTTTGCATGGTCCTGGAGCCATGTGCGCTTGCTGTAGGCGAGCTTGCCCAGCTCGAAGGCCATTTCTTCATAGGAGAGCCTCATGCTGCCAGGCTCTCCTCCGCTGGCTGGATCAGCACGACGCACTCATCATCGAGACCGGCATCCCAGTGCATCGTGAGCCTTTCCAGAAGATTGTCGTTTTTAATCACCCCGTAGTGCTGCAGGGCGTCGAGAATGGGCTTAGCCCGATTGTCCAGGTCCTGACGCCGATTAGGGCGCTTGAGGGCTATCGAGGCCGAGAAAGGCACAGCAATCGGCTTCTCGTTCCGCCCACGAATGAAGTATCCTGCGTCCTCCCGCCACTTGGCGTAGGTCTTGGACAGGTGGCGAGACCTGCCCCAGCCCTCGTACATCTCCCAGACGGATGGCGGGTATGGGAGGACGATCCTAATCATCGCGCCACCCCTAGATAGATAGCAGCCGAGATTACGACGCCGACATTGCAGACCGATGCAATCGCAGCGGCCCACCATAGGCACAGTAGGTCATCGCCATTCCTT